GGTTCACAAGACGCTTCACCATCGATGGCATACCAAGTATGGAACCTTCCTTGTCGAGCAAGTACATTTCCTCCTGAAGTAATCCGATTTCCACAGTCACAATAATGTTTAGTTCGAGATCCTTTTCCACTCGTCGGAGTGATCGGAGTTACCGTACGACTCAGGGGTGCTCTAACCACAAAGAATCGGATATCACAATTATCGTGATTATCACTTCCAAATCTCTCCTCAGAGATTATTGAAGCCCATTGTTTTGCCATTCAATCACCCCTAGCTTCTTTCTTTCCTTCTCGGATCATCTCATCCCAGCGCTGCCACTCCATCAACATCAACTCTAAGGCCCTAGAGCGGTTGTTCGCTGCATGCAGACGTGCGTATTTGTCTATCATCGCCCACGTGCCAATGGGTATGCGTGCACAGATATTGGTGAACGCTCCCTGATTGGCCATGACAGCCCGGTTGCTTCTCCCTTTGCCCATATGAACGGCGACTGGATATCCCTATAAGAATACTACTACACTAGATGCGTAGGGGCGTAGATTAAGTATCCAATGGCTCCCATTGCTACGCTCATGGCACGTTGCCTGTCCGAAGGAGCAACGGGTTAGCGCCTTAGTCAGTGGGATGAGCGTTCAGGGTGAATGGACAAGAAGATAGGGCGCAGAATGGACCCAAGGGCCCATTTTCGCCCGAATCTATAGATTATAAGCCGTGGCCACCCGCGTACGCGCATGGCGAAGGCAAAGACCGGATCGTTTTGGCTGACTGAAGTGGTTACGCTCCCGGCTTTGTCGCCAGTAGGAACCAGGGTACAAGGAACACTCGATCTCGGTGCTTACGTTGATGTGGGCGATCAGCAGGCAATCTCAATCGAACTGGTAGACTTCATTCACCAGGGCGGCACTGATTACGGCTCCAACGTGGACGGGATGGTTAACAATAACGGTGCGCTTACAACGCAGCTGACCGACCTCAACCCCGGAACCGTGTTTGTTCGAGCTGACGACAACTCATTGATTGCTTCAGGCGCCATCAACATCGACCAAGCCAACAACATCGTCACCAAGGATGCAGACTTTTTCCCCGATTCATTTGGGAAACTCGATGAATCAAGACTCGTGGTGAATGATTCGCTCTATGTGGTTGCAGGTGTCGACAGCGCCAACATTGATGTTGTTGACGTGTTCATAACATGCCGCATCAAGTGTCGCATAGTCAAACTATCGACGAAAGATTGGATGGCCATTGCGATCCAGAGTACGGCTAGTGACAATTGAGGTGGGCTGATGCCCAACTACTGTCCAAACTGTGGAGAATCCCTAGGCTCTTCGGGCACGAAGAAGGGAGATGTCCGGAAGACAGCTAGGAGAGCTTACGAGAAGCCCAAGGCGAAGCGTAAGGCAAGCGCGTACAACAAGCGCTATGCAAGGGAATACAAGCGCCTGAAGAAGAAGCATCCCCGGACATCTTTCGCAGGACTAGCTAAGAAGGCCCACAAGGCAGCCAGGAGGAAATAGAGATGGCTAAAGGGGACGTCAAAGAACGATTGCTGCGCAAGTTCATTCCACCTGTAGAGGTTAGTGTGGAATCCCCAGATACCTTCGTTGTTAATGGATCAGGTTGGGAAGTAATCGCTGCTGTTGACTCATCTGGGGCTGCTACTTACTGGGCAGTCTTCCGGTCCTACTTCGATCTCTCGGGCATCGTCGTTGACCAGGCTACGTTATTCACCGTCAACCCGATGTTCCAGGAAGGATGCGATTGGAACTTCATTACAGACAATCCCATTGGCGCGCTTCAAGTATGGGATATTCTCTCTCAGGAATACATCACTGATGCTACCTTCGATGGAGTGATACCATCATCTGGAAATTGGGTCGCCCCTGGCTTAAGTGGCGGAACTGGTGTTGTGGGCTCCGTGCGCACGGGCGCACCTTACGAACTCGAAGACATCCATTATGGCAACGCTCGATCGTTTCAGTTCGGACCAGTCACCTCTTTGCTGTTTTCTCCGTTCCTCCCGAATCAAACCCGTTCCTCTAGCTGGGGAGTCGGCTCGGCAACGGCCGGACAGAAACTCTACATTACCAGGGCGATCCATATATCGAGCGCACTCCATGATGACCCACCGGGACCAGGAGGCGACTCGAATCAGATTCGAAGTCCACCCACTGCCGTAGTCGTCCCCGCCCTCATCGCCGAAGAGACTGATCTCCGCTACATCGAACGCCTTCGACGATCATATGTCGTGCAAGGCACGGTGGATTGAATGGGGACCATCAAGAAAGCCACCGCAGTGGTCGCGCTCGGCGGCATCACCATCTACATGGCTGGGCTGGGTGGATGGCCCCTCATAAGGTGGGTAGGGGGCGGAGCGTGGTTAGGGATACGCGGAACTGCTGCTTTCTTTGGCCCACCGGCTTGGATTCTTTTGAAAGACATAGGAACCGTGGCTGTGGGTACTGGCAAATTGATTGTGGAAACCCCGACGGCCAAGGCCGTGGGTAGGGTGGCGGTCAAGGGAGCAGGGCTAGCAGCGGCAGTTGGCGTCGGGTACACGAAAGGGATCGTCTACGAGGGAGCCACTGAGGATGTCCTAGAGTTTTATCTAGGCCGAGCGGAAGGGGAGTACTGGGGAGACTACGATTGGCAAGGACAGCCGACCACTGACGACCCAGGGCGACCCGGATATTTCAACGTCCCTGGTAATCTAGGAATCATCGCTGACCACGTGAAGCACGGTCACTACTTCGGCCACTGACCCCGGTCTATCGTGTGTATTCGTTCAGGGATTGCTGCTCTTCTTCTTTTTTCTCTTGCTCCAAATCTTCTTCGTTCTGTTGGTCATAAATCTCAGTCCAACATGGTTCACAAGACGCTTCACCATCGATGGCATACCAAGTATGGAACCT